TTGTTATTCACTGGCGAAAATGGCTAGAACCTTTTTATAGTAAAAACGCTATAAATGTAATAAACAGTCAGGATCATTCTTACTCTGTGGAGTGGTTGCAAAAGGTTCAACAAGCCACGAAAGACAGGAAACTAAAAGGTATTCTTTGTTTTCCTGAGTGGCATCAAAACAGGCTAAACAGTGAGCTTAACATATACACCCACAAGCCCTCTCTCTTTGCCGGAGTGACTCTCGGAGTTGACACACAGGTATACAGGCCAAGCGAAAACAAGAATCCCCACGAGCTTCTGTGGGCCTCTGATATCGGTAGAGGATTATTCAACGGTTCGTTTCTATCAGTTGTGGCAGACCTATTTAAGAGAGACCAGAGCATCAAGGCGAATGTCTGCTATCCAGATTACACGGATTCATATAATCTCAGCATCGGGCATCCAGCAATAAAACTACATAAGAATTTAGACAACGGTCCAGAGTTGTGGAACTTGTTCAATACATGTGGATTTCTTCCGTATACGTCGACATTTACAGAACCATCATCAAGGGCGCACCGCCAAGCAATGGCATCAGGTTGTGTAGTCCTCTATCCACCAAATATGGGCACTCCTTCTGATTTATTAACTGATAATGTTGATGGATTTGTAAGGCCAGTGAGTGAATGGGTAGATATTATTACAACGCTCATTGAGGATGAAGATGAGTTCAATAGGATATCGAAAAATGCTAGAGAACACGCTGTTAGGGAAAACTGGGAAGCGCAATCAAAACGCTTCAATAGACTTTTTGAAGGATTATTAAATGACGATTAGTATTAACACACCAGACTTTGTAGAAAATTTCGATATAACTGACACAGCAGTTGGAGTTGTTGGATTCGGTTATGTAGGTCAAGCAATAGAAAGCTTCTTTACGACAGAATGTAAATCATATGTTTATGATAAGTTTAAAGAAGGGTTAGACACTTTAGAAGAAACAGTTGAAAAAGCTAGTGTCATCTTTGTGTGTGTGCCTACACCAATGAATCAAGACGGTAGTTGCCACACTGGTATAGTGGAAGGCGCCCTGTCGGATATTGTAGCAACTGCTGAATCTGTTGGTAGAGATATTAATGAATTTATTGTTGTTGTGAAGAGTACAGTAAGTCCCGGTTTTACAGACAGGATGAAGGAAAAACTTGGGCTAAGGCTTGTATTTTCTCCTGAGTTCCTTACTGAAGCTGCTAGTATTGAAGATTTTGAAAAAGTGAATAGAGTTATTCTCGGCGGCGACATAGAAGACGCAAGGATCGTCTACAAATTCTTTGAAAGAAAGATGGAGCCACGAGGTGTAACAATCGCACAATGCGATTCAGTAGTCGCAGAAATGACGAAGTTGTTTGGAAACGCTTTTTTAGCAACAAAAGTTATGTTTGGTAACGAAATGTACCAGCTATGTGAAAAGCTCAAGATTAACTATGATGAAGTAATGCACCTCGCTTGTCTAGATCCAAGAATCGCATTCAGTCACTTTAAAGTTCCAGGTCCAGACGAAGATTTAGGATATGGCGGCCACTGTTTCAAGAAGGATCTTGAGAATTTGCGTAATGTTTGTAAGGACTTAGAGACAGGAGAAAAACTTTTCACTGCAGTATCAAACAGGAATGACGAACTCAGAACTGACAGAGACTGGGAAAAGATGGTTGGAAGAGCAGTTGTTGATGATGAATAGATGGATGGTTTAAAGACAGTAGTAATGGATCTAGATGGAACTTTATGCACACAAGAATCTTCTGGTACATACCACTTAGCAAAGCCGTTCATCAAGATAATACAAAAAGTAAATTCATTATGGACAGCAGGTTGTAAGATAGTAATTTTCACTGCAAGAGGAATGAACACATGCGAAGGTAATATTCCGCTTGTCGAAGAGAAGTACAGGCTAATGACAGAGAAGTGGTTAAAAGATAATAGAGTGTGCTATGACGAACTCAAGTTCGGTAAACCAGCGGCAGATGTATATGTTGATGATAAATGCATGACTCCAACACAGTTCGAACATTGGGCAAAATAGTATTTACAAATGGTTGTTTTGATCTCTTTCATTTAGGGCATCTATACACATTGGAGTATGCTAGATTATTGGCTGGCCCAAGTGGTAATGTGATAGTAGGACTGAATAGTGACTACAGCATATCTTTGATTAAAGGTGATAAGCGCCCAATTATAAGCCAAGACCAGAGACAAGAGATATTGGAGTCAATAAGATATGTCGATGCATGCTTATTATTTGACGCAGAGACTCCGTATGAATTGATAAAGGCAATAAATCCAGATATCATAGTTAAAGGTCGAGATTACAGAGGGAAAGAGCACCAAGTAATTGGCGCAGACATAGCAGAAATAGCTATTGTGCCAGAAGACTTATGTCCAAACATTTCAACATCTGCCATTATTGATAGGATAAACAAGCTGTGAAGAATGTTCTAGTTATAGGTGATGCTATGATAGACAGATATCACTATGTCTCTACAGAAAGATCTGCACAGGAGGCAGACATTCCTGTATGTGATTTACTAGAAAGTGAAGACAGACTAGGCGGTGCTACGAATGTCGCTGCAAACATTAAGTCATTAGACGCTGACATATTAGTTACGTTCACTGGGATTGCAGATGGTTGCTTACGCAGCTTGTTACTAAAAGACGGAATCGAGCCTGTATGTGCTTATGGCGAACCAATAATTAAAACAAGGATTGTAAATTGTGGCACAATAATAGCAAGAGTAGATAATAAAAAGAGATTTTCTACACAGAGAAGTAATTTGCTAGAAGAATTATGTGATAAAGTAGATTTTAATAGATTTGATGTCATAGTAATATCTGACTATGATAAAGGGACCCTCTCTGATTCCCTTATAAGAAAACTTGTCTCTTCTAAGGCTATAACAATAGTAGATTCAAAGAGATACGATTTGAGCCCGTACAAAGGAACCAATTTCCTCAACATTAACGAGATTGAATATTCAGCACAAGCATCAAGTAAAGAGTACTTATGTGTTGAATCATTATTCGATAATGTTATAGTGACTAGAGGAAAGAAACCAACATTGTTATTGCAGCATGAGCCAACTGGAAATTCCTCATCATACATTACTCACAGAGAAGAATTTCCAATAGATGCAGTTAGTGAAGTAGATGTTACTGGTTGTGGTGACACCCATACAGCCGCATTTGTAGCCGGTCTTTTAAGAGACATGTTAGATATACGTAATGCTGTAAGATATGCAAACCAATGTGCATCAATCGCAGTCACAAAACAAGGAACTACGAAAGTAACGAAGTGGGATTTTTTGAAAAATTTAGAAGACTCATAAAGGAGAAATATAATGAAATTAGGACCAGAAGCTTTTCGAGAAATAATTAGCATAATTCAAAAAGGTATGCTAGGAGAAATTGATGTATCTCAAGAACTGAGAAGCCTTGAGTTACAGGAAGGCAAAGACGGTTTGCTAACTGTAGAAGTAATAGAAGAACCTACAGAAGAGCAGGTGGCAGAAGAGTAATGCTATACGAGTACAAATGTCTGAAATGTAACACAGAAGTAGAATTGCAACAAAAGATTGATGAAAAAGTTGCACCAATGTGTTGTAACGAAGATTGTAATATCGAAATGGAACCAGTTATATCTCGTTCGTCTTTCTCTCTTAAAGGTAGTGGCTGGGAAAGAGATGGGTATAGTTCAAAGAAATGATTTATTTATTACTAATAAGCCTATTGGTTATAGTAGTTCTTGCTATTTTACTGAGAGTTGCCGTGAAAAGACTGTTACAGTATGACAAAATGCTTAAAGTAGTTAGTGAAGATGTCGAGATAAACCTTCACTATCTTAATGAAATGCTAGAAAATCATGTGTCTACGAATGCTCCAGAAATAATTGAGTTAGATAGGAACCTTAAAGCCATGAGAGATAGATTTATAGAAGTCGCAGACGCAATGAATAAACAAATAGAAGAAAGCGCCCAGGAATAGTGGCCCAATACTTCACAGAAGAAACAGACGAATACATTAAAAAGTTTAATGTGAGCGAAGACATCGAAGAAAGACATCGACTATTCAATGAAGGCATCAGGCCAGCATTTGAAAAACTGATAGAAAACTTAATATTTGTTTACAAGTTCTTTACATTGACAGATGATGTTGAGACTTTAAAACAAGACTGTCTTTCAAACTTGTACAAGATTCTGCCGAAGTTTGATCCAGACAAAGGGACAAAGGGATTCTCTTACTTCAATGTAGTAGGAAAGAACTGGTTCATTCAGAAGTCTAGAGAGAAATCAAAGAGGCTGAAGACTGAAAAAGAGCTTCATGTAGACATGACTAGTAATTCTATCACGAATGACCATTCGATGATATACGATCACTATGAGAAGAAGATTATAGAGAGAGAGTTCTGGCAGAGCTTCTTCACAGAGATGGACTTTTGGCGTTCTAAGATGGTAAAGAAGAACGAAAGTAAGGTTTTGGAAGCAGTGATGTTCTTAATGCAGAATCCTCACCTTGCCCCTATTTACAATAAGAAAGCAGTATATCTCTATCTTAGAGAGATGACTGGCCTAAACGAAAAGCAAGTGGCAATGAATCTAAAGAAGATGAGAGAGCTATACTTTAAGTGGAAGGTGAGATATCATGACGAGGATTAAGAGTGGACTCAAAGAAACTTATATCAAAAACGCATACAAATCTTGAAGAGGACAGAAAAAGATTAACTGATCTGTACGAAAAGGTTAAAGAGCTGGCCGAGAATACTTCCGATATTCTCGGCCTCGCTGCAGTTAGTGAACATCTTGTAAAGATAACTGATTCACTGACGAAACAGAATGCCCAGCTTTTAGATTTAGCAAAGATGAAGCAAAAAGAAGAAACTGCTAGCACGGGAGCATCACCATCTACTCCATCTGGATTGTCAGAAGACGACTTGGATGAATGTTTCACAGAGATAGAAGAGAGCAAGGCTGACCAAAATGGGGCTTGAGTTTATAGAGAGAGAAGAGCTAATAGTAAGATTGCTCGGTTTGGAATCTGGAATAGATGGAGATTTGAGATTAGTGGGACAACTATTAGAAAAAATTGGAAGAGCTAAAAAAGAACTTGACATGATAAAAGAAGAGCTAACAGAAAGAGATGTCTAATAGTCAGGACTTAGATAAATGGCGCAGGCCAGAGTCATTTTTAGCAGATGTTGTTAATAAAAGTGCCCGCGGCGATTTTCGACAAAAGGAAGATAACACAAGAATATGGTATAGAGCCACCGTTATTGCAGTGGATGTTGTAGGCGACAAGCTTGAAAACCCAAACGGCTCTGGTGAGTTAGAGCACATAGTAGAAGGAAGATCATCTAATGTAACTGCGAACATTGGTCCGTCGAATCCCAAAAATAGTATAAAAGCTAGGATAATAACAGATGAAATAGATCAGTTTATTGACGATGAAGATTTAAGAGTGTTCTGGCCGATGATGCCAGAACACGATTCTGTTCCAATAAAGCCTGGTGAACATGCATATGTTACGTTTGAAGATGAAGGATTTGAACATGGCCTCTGGCTTGGAAAAGTATCGGGTCACCAAGGTGTTAATTATTCCAAAGGCGAGTCATCGTTCACAAAAGATAGTGAAGGCGCCCTGAATAATTTATTCTTAGATGACGATAGTGCAGAAGATGAAGAAGCTAGTACAGATGTAATAGCTGGTGGAAGATTGGTAAATAAAAAACTTAATAACTTATTTAAAGACTCTGAGTAATGTCATACGATTTAGTAAAAGAAGATGTTCCTTCATTCGTAAAGAGAATAGGAGATAGAGTGATAGAGGGCTCTAACAACTCTATAATAATACTTGGGACAGATAGGGCTGCTCAAGGAGATGCGGATTTAGCTTCTGGGCTTGGTAGCATAAGTTCTGCTGGCGGCGGAAAAGGTGCTGGATCGATTCATATGATAGCTGGAAGAGTTGGAGAGAATCCGAACTTCCAGGAAGATAAAGCATATATGTATCTTTCTATGAACACAGATGCAGATGATAATATGCAGACTACTAATATTCCAGGAAAGCATGGCGTCATAACAAATGGTGTGTCTGCTGCTCTAATAAAGGCAGATGCTATGCGAGTTGTGTGCAGAAAGAATATAAAGTTTGTAGTAGGCAAATCATCTATTCTCATAACTGAGAATGAAATCGTTATTGACAGTCCAAGTTTGCGATTCGGAGCTGGCAGCAACTTAAACGAAATGGACAGAAGTGAGTTAATGAAGCAATTGATCTTGACACACATCCATCTCACGCCTGTGGGTCCGACAAGCATCGCTACACCAGATCCAAATATTGTAAAAACTCAATCTGGTCAATTGAACATAAAGCATACATAATGAGTAAGAAAGACACACTTGAAGCTGGCCTCATTGACCTCCAAACCACTCCTCCACAAACTACCCAAGAGACAGCATCAAGATGGGCCTCTGTGTACCACGAATACGCTAGCACCCTTCTAGCGGGAGGTACAATGAGTCCAACCAATTTAAATAAGGGTCTCATAGAGAGCCAGCTGGCACTTGTTGTAGGTCCAACATTCTTTACTTTACTAGGAACTTCTATAGCTACATACTGGATGTCGGTTGTATGGGCAGCACCAGGGTTTACTGGAGTGACTGCTTCTGCTTTAGGTGCAGATATAGCACTATTGGCTGCAAGCATAAAGATAAGTAGCATGACAGATCAAGCTGCAGCTGCAAGTGAACTAGCCTCTACACTCCACTCACATGCGCTAACTGTTACTATCACAATGACAAATATATCATCTGGAATAACAACCCCTATAACTCTAGTCTAAGATAATATAGTCAGAAAATACCAGTCAGACAACATATTTACGATTAGATGCCAATTGGTTTTACACTTCCATTTTTAATATCATCAGGTAGTCTGGGCCACTTTCAGACCACCGAAGATGAATTTGCAGCAGTTTCTACTGATATACACTCGATACTAATAACTAACTGGGGTGAAAGAGTCATGCATTACGACTTTGGCTGCAACTTTCGAGAGTTCCTATTTGAACAAATAGATGAAGATGAATTAAAGCAAAAGATGGCAGACAGAGTACTATCACAGATGGCGAAGTGGCTGCCATTTGTGGAAATTGATGAGTTGAACATATTCCTTTCTGATGGTGAAAACCCGATAAATGAAAATGAAGTTGGTGTAAATATATCGTTTAGGCTGACTTCATTTCCAGACTTACAAGGAAAGAGATCTTTCATAGTACCTGCGTAATGGGAGATATATTGTAAAATGACTAAGTTTTTAAAAGGTAGCGCTATAAAGTATAATGGTAAGGATTTCAACTCTCTTAAGAAAAATCTTATAAAATTCACGGAAGCTCATCACAGTGGAGTGTTCCAAGACTTTAACGAATCGTCCCCTGGAATGGCATTACTTGAGCTTAATGCTTATGTGGGAGATGTGCTAGCATTCTACATGGACCAGTCTTTTAATGAGATAAAACAAGAGACGGCGCGACAAGAAAAAAATGTAGTATCATTCGCAAAAAGCTTGGGATATAGACCAAAAGGTAACAGGGCATCTCAAGGTGTACTTCATTGGATAATTGAGGTCCCAGCTACGACAGACGGTATTGGTGATACAGTTCCTGACGATACTTTTTCTCCGATATTAAGAAAAGGGTCAAAGGCAGAAGGTCCCGGCGGAAATACATTTGAAACATTAGAGAATATTCACTTTAGTGCTTCTATAGATAGAGAGGTTACTGGATCACAGTTTGATTCAACGACGGGATTACCTACTCATTTCGCAATAAGAAAACCAGTACAAATTACGGCTGGTGAAACAACAACAGATACATTCGTAATAGGCGACTTTGAGCAGTTTAAGACAATCGAACTATCGTCAGAAGACGTTATAGAGATAATATCTGCAACAGATAGTGATGGTAATCAATGGGCAGAGGTAGACTTCTTAGCTCAAGAGACAGTATTCGATAGTGATGTTAATACAGATGATGATAACAGCGAAGTACCATTTATATTAAAACTTATTACAGTACCAAGAAGATTTATAAAAGATAGAGATCCAACAACAAACAAGACAAGTTTGATCTTCGGTTCAGGTGATGGTGTAGAATTTGATGACGAATTAATTCCGAATCTAGCAGATCTAGCACTACCTCTTTCTGGACGTGCTACATTTAATACTCCACCAGTAGACCCACAGAACTTTTTGAAAACAAGATCGCTTGGGTTGAGTCCGTTTAATACGACGATGACTATAACATACCGTATTGGGGGTGGACCACAGACCAATATAGCTGCTAACACGATAAAAGATGTTAAAGATGCTATATTCGATTTCTCTTCAACAAGCCTTAACGCTTCAAAGAAGTCAAGTGTTGAGAATTCTGTTGGTTGTATTAATCTTAAAAAGACGGATGGTGGTGGTCCTCCAGAAACTATAAGTGAAATAAAAGCGAATGGTGCTGCATATTTTGCTGCTCAAGACAGGATGGTTACAAAGCCAGACTTTATTTCACGTGTGAAAACTCTTCCAGAGAAGTTTGGTAAACCTGAAAAGGTTTTCGTTAGAAATAACAATACTAATGCTTTAGCAATCGATATGTATATTCTTACTAAGGACGAAAATGGTCACTTAGCGAAGGCTTCTACTAATCTTAAACTTAACATAAAGAAGTACATATCGAAATATAGAATGTTAACTGATGGTATTAATCTGCTTGATGGGAACATAATAAACTTAAAGTTTAACTTTGGTATTGTTGTCGCCCCACAGTTCAACAGAAGTGAAGTACTTACAAAGTGCATAGATGTTGTATCAAATTACTTAGATACGAATAGGCAACAAATAGGGCAACCAATAATTCTGTCAGATCTGTCAGCAGAAATACAAAGTGTGCTAGGTGTAATCTCTGTATATGAGTTGAAATTAACGAATGCGATAGGCTTAACATCAGGATTAAGATACTCAGAATCAAGATATGATGTCAGCTCTAATACACAGAATAGCATATTATATTGTCCAGATAATGCTATATTCGAAGTAAAGTATCCAAGAAGAGATATCGTGGGTTCCGCGAAATGACGCAAGTATATGGCATAATATATCAGGCATTTGATACTTCAAATGGAAAGTCGTATATTGGACAAACAGTACAGTCTATCAAAGTAAGAAAACTTCAGCATTTCGATAGGAAAAGTAATTCACGTAAATTTAGAAATGGCGCTTCTGAAGAGACTAAGCAAAAGATGGCAGAATCTCAAAGATTACGCAGGAAACGCGAGGGCTGTAAACAATGATATTCAGGGTCTTTGCAGAAAAGGATACAATCCTAACAAACAGAAAGAGCGGCCAAGGTGGGACAACACCACAAACCGGTTCTAACTTTGGTGCATCTGAGATACTTGAAGTTTCAAAGGTGGCAGGAATCTCTGGTTCATCCGGGTATGCTGCTTCATCAAGTATATCAAGGACGATTGTTAAGTTCGACTTGACAGATATAGCAGCTCTCACTGCTTCAACAGATGCTCCAGCATCTGGACAGCTATACTTCTTAAAATTATTTGATGCGCAACACATGGAGAAGTTACCATCAAGTTTTGACATAGAAGTTGTCCCACTCTCTCGCTCATGGGATGAAGGAAAAGGGATAGACTTAGACACATTTTCTGATCATGGAGTAGCCAACTGGGACAAGTCTGATTCATCGACACTTTGGACTGTAGCAGGCGGAGACTTGTTAACAGCCACTACTTCGTCATATCACTTCGACACAGGCCATGAAGATCTTGAAGTAGATATAACAGATATAGTTGGTACATGGTTGACTGGTGGTCTACCAAACCATGGGCTAGCTATCATGCTGACGTCGGCAGAAGAATTAGATAGCAGCGATTACTATACAAAGAAGTTTCACGCAAAGAACACACATTTCTCAGATAAGAGACCAACTTTGGAAATGAGATGGGATGACTCTATCAAAGATGATAGGGCTACATTCTTGTTTGGAGTGTCGAGTTCATTATACCTCTACAACAAACAAAGAGGTCAACTAACAGACATATCTGGAGTGGGAACTGGCAATGACGTAATTACTGTAGACATCATCGATCTATCTGGTACTATTGCTACATTTTCTGCATCACACACAGGCATGACAGGAATCTACAGCGCATCAATGGTGCTAGCAACTGGTTCGCATTCAGGTTCAGCATTCACAGATGCCTGGGGGTTAAACGGCGCATCGTACATGACAGGTGCATTCACACCTCACAATGACGGCGCAAGCCAGAGTAACCAACAGGAAGAGTATACTGTAAAAATAATGAACAAGAAAAAGAATTATGAACTAAGTGATATAGTTCGTTTTAATCTTTTCGTGAAGACAAGGGGCTATAATCCCGCAGTTGTTCAAACTGGTTCGCTTGTAATGAGTAATACTATAATAGAAAAAGGGTACTACAGAATAGATAACGCAACAACTGGTGAACAAGTTATACCATTAGGAACTGGTAGCTTAGAGACAACTCGTTTGTCATACGACAAGGACGGAAATTACTTTAAGTTCTACATGAGTTCGCTTTCTGCAAAAGAGGTGTATAAAGTAGTATTCTTCTTCGAAGTAGATGGACAACTACAAAGGCTTGATGAGAGCATCAAGTTTAAAGTCATTTAATGATTGATTTTAGATTTAAAACAGAGGCACAGTATTTAGATGCTGCATCTTATATTCTACTAAACGTAGACGAAAACAACAACTCTGATTACTGCAAGTATAATGAGTTGATGGACGAATTTATGTATTTCTGTGAGGTAAGCGGAAGTGGCAAATGATTTGTTTAATCTCTTCGGAGATAAACTCAAGAATAAAAATGGCTTAGTAGCCAGTGATCCGCAAAGTTTAGACTCCCTTGCAGAATCAGAGGAAGAGCAAGACTTAATTGTAGAAAACATAGAAAGTTTAGAGAGTCCAGAGTTAAAGATTGACTACTCTGATTTTTCTAATTTCGTCTTTTTCAATTCTGCTTTGGATTATTTCAACTTAACTGGCGAAAAAATAATAAACGATTATCCTATTGATGGCACAAACAATTCGATAAATAAATTCGAAAAAGACTTAGACAGTTATCAAAGGTATGCATTAAGTAAGTGGCCGAGTTACGCAGGCCATCTAAGAATGAACACAGCTATTTCATCATCATACATATTGGTAGAAGATGTCGGTCAAGACACAGATGGTGGAACATACAGGGCTGGAATATTAAGCCCTGGAACTGGTAGTATATCTTTAGAAATATGGGTTAGAGCTGAAGCTGCTATAACAGGAACAGAGAATATTCAAGTCCTGATGCAAAAGATGTCAGGGTCAGATGGATACACTTTATATCTGACAGGATCAGAAGTAAGATTCTCAGTAATATCTGGCTCTTCAACAGATGAAGTATCTGCTCAAATGGTCTTTGGAGAAGACAAATACGTAGCTGGAGTGTATGATAGATCATCACATACTGGTTCAATAACTATAATAACAGGTTCTGCAACAGAGTTTCCTGTAACAGTTAGTTCATCATCTCTAACAATCTTTGGCTCAGTTGACATAGGAGAAGGTATATTCTCAATAGCATCTGGTTCGTTAAGCGGAAAGACAACTGAGTTTTTTACTGGTTCAATGGATGGCGTAAAAGTCTGGAAAAAACCAAGAACACTTGATGAGCTTAGTTCGTCTTTCAACATAAAGCAATACGCACAGAAAAACTTAGTTGCTTTGTACAGGTTCAATGAATCTGGCTCGGCAGATCTTGCGAATAACAGAATAGTAACAGATTACTCTGGCAGGAAATTAGACGGAAGAATACAGAACTATTATGAACTAGTACGTGGTTCTGGGTCTCTTTTAATAAAAGAAAAGTTAGATCCAGTGTTAAACGTAGAAGCATTAGACGTCCGCTCACACATAACGGAACAGCAGACTTCTGGTAGTGCGTACGATAGGACAAATAGCAACAAACTCGTTGATAACCTTCCAGAGAATTTCTTCAATTTTCAAGAAGAAATAGACAGTGATATTCTAAGAAACTTCATACAGGTCTATGCAAGAAACTTCGACGAAATAAAACAAAGAATAGACCAATTCGTAAACGTATTAACAGTAGGATACGGAGAATATGACCAAGCACCAGACGAATTACTTGATGTTGTAGCAAAGTTTTTTGGCTGGGAGTTCACTGGAAACTTCTTGAACACAGACGCTTTCCAATATATTCTTGGTAAAAATGTATTAGCAAGTGTAGAATCTAATACGGAAATTGATACTAAACTCTATGAAATAAAGAATCAGTTCTGGAAAAGAACACTTCTAAACCTAGTTCCAATGTACAAGTCTAAAGGAACAAAGGAGAGTGTAAGGACTCTACTTAGGTCGTATGGTGTCAACGAAAACTTCGTAAGAATAAAAGAGTATGGAAACACTCCGAATGTCGGGATAAAGACTCAACGAATAGCTGCGCAAAAAAGCATCAGTGCCCTTGGGTTTGGCTCGGGAAGTTTGACAGCTAGTATTAGCACAACATTTTCCCCCTCACAGACTGGCAGTTTCACAATAGAAGGCACGTTCAGATTTCCACTGACGTCAAGTTCAGATATAGTGGCAACAGCATTATCTGGAACTATGATGGTAGTAGACATAGCGAGCTCAAGTGGTTCCATAGTCTTGACATACGAGAAAGATTCTATAGCATCACATACTGGAACTCTAGTTTTGTCTTCATCTGATGGCACTAATTACTTGACACTACCAAATGCAAACATCTTCAACAATAACTGGCACCATGTTGCAGTAACGAGTAACGGAGCAAGTTCATCTTTGAGCATAGACGTTCGCAGCCTAGATAAAGATAGCATAGACTCAAGGTTATCATCATCTATACCTGTTTCTGGCGGTCTAGTATACGAGAACATAACTGGGTTACTCCTTGGTCCAGATGTAGGAACACTTGAAATTCTTCTTACTGAAGAAGGAGATGGTTTCGGCTTGGGAGGATTCGGTGGTATAGATGAACCATTCGGTTCACCAGGGTCAAGCTTAGAATCAGCTGATACTAATACTATTCTTGCAGCAGAATATTGGGTGCAAGAGTTTAGATACTGGAGTAGAGCAATGGACTCCAGTGAATTGGATGACCACACTTTAAACTTCCAAAGTTATGGTGTATGCGATGTGAATCAGCAGCTAGATGATTTAAAGTTACATTTGAGATTAAGAGAGGATCTTACTGCTTCTTTAGCGGGAGCTATAACAATCGAAGACGTCGCAACAAATTCTGCGGCATCATCAATAGCGGCAGCAGGATTTGATGGTGGAGAAAATCCATATAAGAAGTTCTTAAATGATTACAACTATATTGCTTCGTTGGATTTCGGGTGGAACGAAGACAAGATAAGGATCTTCGACACTTCAGAAATAAGAGAATCAGATTTTGTTGATGATGCAAAGATTGTAAGTCTAGAGTTTAACATGATAGATGCGCTGAACGAAGATATAGTTCAGACAATGAGATCATTAGAGTTATTAAATGAAGCAATAGGAAATCCATCTAACAAATACAGAGTAGACTATAATGAGCTTGAAGTATTGAGACACAATTACTTTAAGAGATTACAAGGAAGACTAAATTTCACAGTTTTTGCTAACATGCTAGAATTCTTTGATAGATCATTTATAGACATGGTAAGAAAACTTATACCTGGCAGAGCATTCTTTATGGGTGATGAGTTTGTAGTAGAATCACACATGCTAGAAAGACCAAAGGTGACATATGAGAGAAGAAAGTTCCAAGAAACAGAATTCTCTCCTGAAGGTATAATAGAGATGTGGGTAAGATTTAGGGATTAAAACGTAATGAAAGAGGTATTTAAGAAAAATGTCAACATCTAATATAGTAGTAAACGGAGTTACTGCTTCGTTCATCGAAGTAGCTATAAATGCAACTGCGAGTATATCAAATGATGGAGATGGTGGTGAAGCATCTATACTGTGGTCCTGTATCACTGGAAGCCAACCTTCTGGCGCGTTTGATGGATTCACTGATCCAGAAACTTTTGCAACTTCTTTAGTCCCGAAGAAAGAGGGCAATTATCTAATTCAACATACAATTGATGGAACTCTCACAGGTTCTGTCATACTATCTGTTAAGTTTCTTAAATCTGATCTGTCGTCTGCCGCAGCAGGAGAGAAGACACAGTTCGGAGGAGAGACAGGCTGGGCAAGAAATGTGCAGGCTATTCACACTAAGATAGATAACCTTGTAGCTGATGGCGGAACCGTTGTAGGATATGCAAATGAAGCAATGACGAAAGGGCACATCGTCAGGGTCACTGGATCCTTCGCTGCGAAGCCTGGGTTACCGGGTGAGGAGTTAACCCCTGTGTTTGCGAAGATAGGTGGTGAGGCAACAGGGAGCTTCCAGGGCACAGTCTATTTAGTTGAGGGACCAGTAACTGGTTCAACAGGTGATACTGATGTTCCGTCTGGGTCATTTATTCATAGCAAGACTGTATGGCCTTCATGGTCCATTGACTAGTTCTACCCCGTTTGGTGCGGCAGATGGTGACGTTGTTTGGTTAAGATCAGATGGAAGAATAATTGAAGATTTAGATGTTGTTGATAGAAAAGTTGGAACTATCATTGGTCGTACCGGCCCTAGTATTTACTACATTAACTTTGACGGAACATCAGATTTAAGACCAGGCGGAGGAATAGCAGGGCTTAATGTTGAGGTAACTGGTTCCCAATTTGCTTCAGCGGTAACTTCTCTGAACTTCACAGGATCTGGTGGAACAGTAATAACTGTATCAGAAACACCATCTGGAACATCTCTGATAGACATTT